TTTGAACGCGAGGAAAACGCATGGTTAAATTATGAACGCGATTACATGCGGTACGATAGAAAATGCCTACTTAGACAACGAGCAAGTAATCATCCTAATGACATTGGTGCTCCTCTTAAAGCAAGATTACTAAATGAAGTTGAAACCTCTCATGGTGCTCGCGTGCCGTTGAATGATGCAAAGCGTTTTTATGGCGTTATTAAGAACTTCAAAACGAATCCTAAAAGAATCGATTTATATTCAAACTTAGGGGATCAGTTAAAAGTAGGCAACTTCAGGCTTTCCAATTTAACGCCAAATGGAGCGAATATCGGTTGTCATTTTATCGCGTGGAAAGAAATGGAAAGATTCGCAACTCAAATGGGATGGCAATCATGAGCGAAGTAAAAACAGAATTCAAACCATCGTTTTACAATCTTTGTTTGCAAGAATTAAACGAAAAGCAAAAATATCTTATCGACGATTTGAACGCGTCAATAGCGTTGCAAGCTTTTATTCCTGATGTTTTCGAAAAGGGAAGCGTAAAGGTAAAGGTAAGAAGTAAACGCGATCAATATACGATCAATATCAATGGCAAAGATTACGAGTCAAAGGAGTTGCCAAGCGTATATTGGAAGCATTTAAAATCAAAACTTGTAAGAAAATCATAATGAGCGAAAACCTAGATCACATATTCAAAACATCTCGCAAGCAAACGATTCAATCTATATGCGTTGCAATCGTCGGTTTAACGCTATGGATTACGGCAGTAATTACCTTGCTAGAGCTTGGAGCGAATAACTAACAATCAATAAAACGAATATGAATATTAAAACGAACAATCACTACCGACCTATATTATATTGGCACGAACTCACTGAAAAAGAGCAAAACGAATACCGCGACGCGTACGATGATGTAGAAGAGTCCGCTTTTTTCAGGTATCGCAATTGGCTTTATGATTTAAATGATTTTCTTCGCGTCAACTCTTACTGCGATTCACTTTACGGACGTGGCGAAGATCATGACATGCACGGGTGGGATGGATACAAGAATGACAGCTTTTTCTCGTCCGTTTTAGTCGCGTTTTCAGACGATCATGAAGCGGTCAAGGTCGGACTTGCAACTAGCTAACTAACAATAAAACGAATAATGAATATTAAAGAATTAAAAACTATATTAAATGAACTTGAAACAACGCACGGAAATATCGATCGGGTAGAAATCCTTTTTCGTTTCAATCGCGATTCAGACATTCGAGTTTGTAACTATCTAGAAGAGGATTTATACGAAGAGGATAACAAGACGTTGCATTCAGTTTGTTTCTTAGAGCAAGACAGCGAATAAATAAGACCTAAATAAAGAGCCGTTTTCAACGCGATTGGAAACGGCTTTTTTATGTCCGCTTTTAACGCATCTTAAAACGCAACTAAAAACGCATGAAATTGACCGCGTGTAAGCCTCTAGAATCGCGTTTTAATCGTCGACCTATGCCTAGGTATACCTTGAAATTCAAACGCGTCCCTATCGATTTACAAGCAAGCTGTATAATTTTTGACCACGTGTATAAATTTTTTACACCGCCCCTGTATAATTTTTTTACAGCGTGTTCGATTTTTAACCGATTTTTAACCGACGCTTAAATTGGCACGGCACATGCAATACGTGTTTGTATATTATGAAATCAACATTACCTGAACCGATCGTTATATCGCCGTTAGAACTTTTAAAGTTGACGGCTGTTGACACTATCGATTTAACCGAAACCCATAAAAACGAAACTATGAAAATTACCTTAGACCTAACCTTAAACCAATTTGAGGAGCTTAAATATTTAGTTGATTTAGAACTAGATAAAGATAGCAACCTTGTGAAATTTAACGAAGACGAAGAATTGATCGCATCTTTACTCGATCTTAGGCAAAAACTTAAACAACCTATTGTAACCAACTAAAAACGAAACCATGAAGAAACTACCCATTGATAAAATCAAACAAGCTTGTGCCAAGGTGATCGGCGTAAGCGTCGCTGAAATCGAGAGCCGTAACCGATTTAAACTTCCGGCTTTAGCACGTCAATTCGCGATGTACTACGCATTACGTGGACGTACGCTTGAAGGCGTCGGCAAGGCGTTTGATCGCAATCACAGAAACGTTTTCCACGCGAGGGACAAGATCGCTTTCCTTCGCGACACCGATTGGGAAATCAAACACTACTCCGAACAGATCGAACAAGCTCTCGCGTCATGAAAGAAAAATTAGAAGTATTAATTACCGGATCAGAAACGACGCAAAACTGGAGCGATCAAAAATGCTTTGAGTTCACAGAGCAATTATACGCTTTTATCGAAGGTTTGTATTTATTCGAGAAAGCGGAATTGATTAACTTAATTCACGAGGCATCCATCGACGACGACAATGACTAAACCAAACGACTTAACCGACGCTGAACTCGACGCTTTAATCTTCCACTACAAACGCATACGTGATCGCATCGCCGACAACGCAACGGCAATGACGCGTCTTGAAGCGTTAGTAGCGGAGAAAACCGATCGTATAACTGCGATTATAAACGACGAGGTCGGCTCGTAAACTCGCCTAAGATAACAACCAACCAATAACTACTATGGACATCATAACACTATTCACAATCGCGTTCCTGCTCCTCATTGGATTCGGACTTCTTTACTACGAGAAAGGGGATCGATGAACACCGACAAGACGCTATTCGCCGACGGCTTTGACGACGCCATAATCGGGCTGAACTACAAGAGCGGTTATCACCGCGTTGTATACGACGGCAAGAAGATGGTTGAGAAGCTCGTTAAAGACGACGACATGACGGAAGAGGACGCGATGGAGTGGCTTCAGTTCAACACGTTCAACGCGTACATGGGCAAAGGCACACCGCTTTACGTGGACGTCATGAGTCGCGAAGAGATGGAGCAATACCTAGACAACAACGAATGATGAAACGCCTACTACTGATATTAACGCTGACCTGTACGACATCCTGTACGCGTTCTTTAACCGACATTGACTACTACGACACGTGTCCAAGCGACGTTGGGTATTCGTGTCCAAAGGATGGGTCGCCCTGTCCGTTCTGTAATGACAACACCTAACCCATTCGACAACGGACTGTTTTGGTGCGAGGGGTGTCAGACGTTTGACCAACGACGCTACCTCCGCGAACACGACGTGTGTTTCGAAGACAACGACAACCAAGAAGAATTAGAAGGAGACAATGACAACACAACCAAGATTAATCGCACTGACAGGAGCTAAAGGCGTCGGCAAATCGACGTACGCTGAGTTCCTCGCCGGAGAAAACGGAACGGTCTTATCGTTCGCAACGCCGATCAAACATATGCTTAAAGCGATCGTTGGCAACGAGTACGTGTTCGGCAACAAGAAGAACGAGCAGACCCATCTCGGCGTCACAGGACGCGTCCTTTTACAGACGTTAGGGACGGAATGGGGACGCGAGACCATCGACCAAGACATATGGGTTAAATGCATGAAGCATATTTTAACCGACGCTATGTTCGCAGAGTACCGCCCTGTTGTGATCGACGATCTACGTTTCGAGAATGAGGCGAAGATGATCCGCGAGTTTAACGGCGAGATATGGCACATCGATCGTAAGAACTTCACACCGAGTAACGACAACCATATATCTGAAGCAGGAGTAACCGACGTCGACAGGAAGGTTCTTTTGTGAGCGGGGAGGTTTCGGATAACGACCTGAACGTAGGTGCGTGGGAACACACGATAGGAATGGACACAAGCGTCTACGAGGACGGCGTCAACATCTTCGATGAAGGATGGCGTCATTTCTGGTCGCAGACCGAGGTTGAAGCGTTTGTGTACGACAACGAAGGAAAGATCATCGAAGTGAAACGCACAGAGAAACCGCGTGTCATGCCGAAGACGAAATCGTGGGCGAGCAACCCGTGGTAATAGACGTAAATTTTACGGTTGTTATAACGTTACAAATTCGATTGAGTCCGACTCGGAGATAAAACGATGTTTGATACAAAACTAAAACGCGATCAGATCA